ACCAGAGCTAGATGCTTGTCCACCTATAGTAAAATCACTATGAGATATAACATGTGTAGCTGTATTTGTTGGTGTTAAGGTGATTTTAAGTGGAAGACTAGCCGCGTCAATAGTACCGTCACCATCTACGTCAACTGAACCCCAAGTTGAGTTTACATTAGCAGTAACGCTAGTACATTCAAATGTATAATTTAAAGCCATATTATTCGTTATCTTCTTCGTTTACAATTGTTATGTTTACTGTTTGACTAGAGCTTTCTACTTGATCTCCTGCCACCATCTTACCAAGACCTTGTACGCTAAACTCTTTTAAGTCTTCTTTATCAATAGTATCTCTTTTGCCACCACTTATATTTTGAAACCATTTACCTTCTTTGTTTTTAAAATTAATAGCTTCACCTTGTCTTGACAAGTCAGTTTGTATTTGACTAACCCACCAACCATCAACATTGTTTAAGTTGTAGTATTCACTATCTTGTGTATTTTGATCTATTCTACTTTGTGAACCCTCGTAGTGAGCTGTTCTGAAACCTTTAACTACATCTGGCATTTCATTAAACGTAGCCACTAAATGGGAATTTGTAAAAAATCTACCATCTAAAAAATTTGTACCAGTTGTTGTAATTGGTTTATAAAAAGTATTTCTATTAGTAACTTTACCATCAATAATAATATCCTCGTTGTGCATAAATATACCTTTCTTGTCTACAGACTCACCGTTTACTATTTTATTAATATCAGTTGATATAGCTGTTAAATATTTCCCAGAAACACTAACACCAGTTTGTGGTACAAAAGATTTAAAACTAACCCAACCTTTTGAATCTTCATTAAACGAAACAGTTACATCATCTATACCTAAAGTATCTTTATAATCTAATGTTATATTATATTCACCATTAACAATATCAAAAGTACCTAATAAACTTTTACTTTTCTTTAAGTTGTCTCTAAACCAAGTTTTCATACCAACATTAGATATTGGAGTTAAACCGTCTCTTGATAATCTCATAACAGCACCACGCTGCATGTCTGTAAAATAAACTCTAAACTGATCAAAAGCCATTGATTCTGGATTTTTAGATATACCATAGTCTCCAGCGTAAGGCATCGCTGTACCTAAAACTCTATTTGATGCTAAAAGTTGAGGATTACCATCAGCGTTGAATAAAGCATCTTTATTTGTTTGAACTCTTAAAATTTTATCTTCAGCTAAAACAACCATGTCAGTATCTCTAGTTTTTAACCTTTGTATTGTACCGTACATAGGATTTATATCCTTAGTTATTTTTTCAGCCATATTAAACTCATTGAGGTTGTTTGTACCTGAAGTTGAGTTATATAAACCTGAGTATATCATTCTACTGCCTAAAACTTCTTTACCGTAATCTAATATAGTAGATGAAGCTTTTACACCGTTATCTATTTGATTTGCATTAAAGTCATCTCTTATTCTATCTGACTCAACACCATTACCAAAAGAGAAACAATTACTCCAACCAAGCTCTATTGGGAACTTCCACACGTTAGAATCTATTTTGTAAAAACCTGTTGCACTACTACACTCTCTAAATCTAGTTTCAGACGTGTACGTTATTTCTGGGTAAGTTATCAAACCATTTGACATTGTAGCCGTTATTGTCTCACCATTAGCATCTATAGGTTCCATGTTAGCTATTACCTTAGACATTGTTTTTGTACCATCGCTGTGATTAAAAACTAAATAGTTAAATAGTATATTATCTGAAGCTATTATACTCTCTTCACCAGCCCAATAGTTTGGACCAGTACCACCACCACCACCAAAAGTATTTAACTGAAGTTGCCCTGATAAGTACATCTCTCCTTTTATACCTATAACAGAGTGGCTTTTTGTATAACCTATGTAATACAGTCTATGGTTTCTTGATATTTCAACTTGCTCATCAAGCGCAAATGAATTGCTAGTTTGAGTAACAGGATCTATTACAACATCTCTATAAAAACCATTAAGATAGCTTTTCATTGTTATTGGTGAATTATAAGGGGCAAAAGTTGAAGTGTTTTCACTAGTTAGTCTAGTTGGAAAAGCGTTTGAGGCTTCATAGTATATATCTAAACCTACATCTTCTTTTGGTTCTGTCTCCCATATAGCTGCGTTAGCTGGTGGCACATAAATGTCCCCAGCTATAGTAACCTGTTTAAGAGTTGTTATACCCATAGCTTCTCTACCATCGTGACATATTTGACTTCTAGGATCCCAAACAGTAGTGTCTATACCTTTGTTAGGTAAGATTTGTCCAGTTTCTTTATCTAATCTTCTGAATTCTATTTTTATACTTTTTCTAACACAAAGGCCAGCTTCTGCCTCTTCAGCTAAAACATCAGCTTGGTCAAATACTTGTCCCTGCGTATTACCACCAAAATATTCTGCGCCAGTTGGAAATATATGTTCATTGCAGGGTGTACAAGTAAAGTGTGTGTTTTCATCTGGTATATTATCATAACCCCAAGCGCTACCAGTAGTGTTATAACCACTATCTGGATGTGTTATACCACCAACATTTACAAAAGTAGTTACACCGTCAGCATAACCAGATATAGTTAAAGCTGATATAGTAGAACCTGGATCTGCGTCATCATAAACATTACTTATAGTAAAACCATCAAGACTGTTTATACTGTGCTTTGGATTTATGTTTGCAAAATTTAAAGGAGCATAGCAATCTAAAGCGTTAGTACATTTAGCTTGATCATAAGCACCATCATTGTAAGCGTATTGACCAGTTTCACCATACCAAGGACTACGCCACCATCTAGCTCCTGGTGATTCGTCTATCTCAGGATCATCAAAATTAGTCCAAGCATAACTACCATCATCATTTGTAGCTGTTAGTGCTGCGTTGTGAGCATGTCTAGGTAGCACGCTCGTATTCCTGCTTTCCATTTCGTAAGCAGTATTAGTATTGCTAACAACAACATAAACTTCTAAATTTGGATCTCTATTAAATTTAAATCTAGTTCCTTGTGTTAAAAACTTTTCTCTAAAGCCATATGAGTTTTCTTCTTGATCTTGAGACCAATTGTTTAATACAGAAAAAGTAACAGCACCTAATTCACCTTCTGTTCCTTCAAAAGTATAAGCATCAAGAGTTGTTGATGGACTACCAGATAAAGTACCCTCTTCAAAAGCTGTGTGTTTATAATATGTTCCAGTGGGTTCATCATCTGGTAAACCGCTAACAACCTGTCTAGTTCTCATACCATCTATAAATATCTTAGCACCATGATTACCACGTTCTATTCCATTTTCGTTTGTTGAAGCTTCGTTTTTAAACCATGACCAAAATTTATATGTTATATTGGTTCTATTCATTACATTACCAGGTTCATCTTGACCACCACCAAACGGTATATCAGTACCTAAAACATCTGTCAAGTTACCTTGAGCATCTCTTTCTTCATGCGTACAACCTAAAGCCAAAAACTCAGCGTCATAAGGATGGCAACCAACACCACTAACCAAATTACCACCACCAGAATTACCACAAGCTTCATAATTTACATCACCTGTTCCAGCGTGTTCACCAGCCCAACCACCAAAAGAACCCCAAATGTTAATGCCAATCGAGTTATCTAAATTAGCAACATTTAAATTACCAATGTTACCATTTGTACCTTGAAAAGCGGCTTGACTATCTATAGGTTGTATAACAGTATTACCATTAATATCTGTAAAAGAAAAATCTGTAAATACACCATAAGTAACTAAATCATCTGTTTCTGTACCGTTAACGGTTAAATCTGGTTGATTAAACCACTTGTAACCTCTTCTTGGGCCAGGATTATCATTAAACATTACACCTGGATTATACTCTTGATTATCTATATAACAAACTAAGTACGTGGTGTCATCAACATAATATTGACTAGCATCTGTAACGCCTAACACTTTATTAGCTAAAACATCGTCTCTTTCTATTTTTACAAAAAACTTACCTTCAAACTCTGGTTGACTTTTTGTTACTAGTTCTCTAAACTCCATAAACCAAGTTATGTTTGGTAGAGGAGTAGCACCAAATTGTTCAACTAGTTGATCAAACATAGCTGTAGCGTTAAATTCTTTGTCCCACCTTAAAACACCAGTTCCATCAAGCTCGGGATCATCAGGGTCTTCAAACTTATGTTGATACGTAACTAATCTCCATGGACATATAGAACCTACAGTTGTTGTATCACTAACAGCTTTTAATCTTATTTGTAAATCACCTTGAGTTTCATAGCCATCTAAAAAACCACCCCATTTAGTATTTGTTATTGCTATTTCTGTAGATGTCATTAGTCTATCAGGAGCTTGTGTAAGAGGATTTACTGTGCTCCACATGTGGTCTGAGTACATAACGTCAGTCCAACCACTTTCACCACCAGTTTCAAAAGCACCTAGTAAAAGTTGACCCATGTCTCTTTTTTGTTGTTTTATAAAATCAGGAGCTTCATTATCTATAGCAATAATTTTATATCTAGCAGCTTCTGCCACAGCGTTATCTGTTCCGTGTTCGTTTTTTAATATTAGATAAGTATCTTCGTCAATTTTGTTTCTATCCGCTGATGGAAAAGATATCCATATATTACCATCTTCTGCATTGTACCATCTATCCATAACTAGATTATAGTACTCATTTGAGGTTTCTTTTATGTAGTATTTAGTGTAGTGAATCCAATCATCTGGTATACCTTCATCTGTTTCACCCCAAAACTGTTGTAACTCTAATTTGTTTTTAAATTTTGAAAATTGTTTTGGCACTTTTATTGTACCATCAAATACAGAGTATCTATCACCAGGTTCTTTTTGTTGTATATATGTAGCTGCAAATACTGGAGTTTCTCTACCATACTTGTCACCAAATACCATACCTACTTTATAATCTCTTAATGATTTAATTGATTTATCAGGTGTAGTAGGTGATGGTGTTCTATATGTTTTTAAATGTTGTTTTATACTAGGCTTATTGTTGACGTCCCAACCCTGAACAACGTTTGCGTAAACTAATCTATTAGCTGCAATTTCTTGAGCCAACGCTGTTCTTGGTACATTATCCCATGCTCTTAACGTTTGATTGTTTGGTAGAGTTTTGTGTATCATTTCTGATGTTATATTTAACTCTCCAAAAGCTAATGTAGGAAACTCGTCGTTTATAGAAAAATTATCCCACTCTGGATCTATACCTCTAGTTATTGTTTTAACAACATAAACATTTGGACCTTCAGTAGTTTTATACAGTATATCTATAGCGGTAATATCAACCTGCCTGTCTCTTTGAGGTGGTATAAAGTCTTTTATAATTAAACTTCTAACAGTATTTGCCATACCTAGATTATAACCTTTTTTATAGTCATAATCAAATTGTCCAGGTAAAAATGCTATTTCAGAAAATGGACCAAAATTTGAATACTCACCATCTTCATACTTATACCTTAAACCAAACCTACCAAACTTTAACTCAAACAATGCATCTGACTGTTCTAGTGTTGTTGTCCAATAACCAGAGTTTGTTATAGCTGTTGAATATAGTAGGTCTTTATTTTTAGTTAAAACTCTAAATGTTATAACTTTGTAATCACCTGAAAAGTCTATTGTTTCTACTTTAGCTGTTAACCAACTTTCAGTATCTGTTGTTTCTTCATTAAACTCTATTATATCGTTTATCTCATATTGTATATTATTAAATATAGCAGGATCATTTGATGGACTAGAGGTTCCAGCTATATCACCTTCAGTTGGAATTGTAAAAGTATTACCAGGTTGTATGTCTTCATCTTCACCTTCATAGTTAGCAAAGTTATAAAATACATTTGTTTGCGTTACAATACCTTCTCTCTCTGATTGACTCATTTCTACAACAGGTGCAGATAAAGGTGCTTTACGAATAACTGTTACGTGCTTTTTTTCTATATCACTATTAACGGTGGTTGATAGTGATTGTTCTATTTGATTATCATATGCGTCTAATAGTATTTCAGAATCTGTTGGTAACTCTAGTTTAACTTTAGTATGAGTTAAGAAATCTATTGAACCATCTTTACACTTTTTTATATTTATTCTTTTTGGCTCGTTGTAATTATCAGTCCAAAATAAAAGATCATCAATAATGTTTATACCTGTTACTATTCTGTCTTGTTTAAAGTTTAAAGCTCTTCTTTCTTCTGGTATAAAAAATGTTATAATGTCTACTTGGTTCCAGTTGACTGGTTGTTGTTCTGTGTAAAATAATATTTCATTACCATTTATATCTTGTATTTCAGCGCCTTGATCTCTAAAGCTACTGTTTATAGAATCTTGACTAAACTCTGGTTCAACATTAGTGTACATTGAATGAATATATTGTTGAGTTGAAGCTTGTGGAGTAGATGTAGCATAGTTGTACGCACGCATAACCATACCAACTCTAAGATTATCTGTTACACCTGGAGCTAAAGTTAATTGAGTATATTTTCCAGATGGTGGATCATCATCTGAAAGTATATTTGCTTTTGTGTCCATAAAACCATATCTATCAACAACAACTGGATTAATAGAAGAGTCTGATGCATTATAACTAACATCAGCTTCTACTATATAATCTATAAATATTTTTTTTGGATTTGTAGCTTGTTGAATAGTTGGGTTTTCAAGTGGATCACTTATAACAGACATAAATTTATCAACACTTGGAGATGCTATTAGAAAATAAGCTTTATTATCTTTTTCGTTAGCCACGCTACCTATAAAAGAAGTATAATCATTATGCTTGTTACCCCATTTAGATTCGTAGTGTATAGAGTCTAAAATAGCTTTATTGCCAGGTATATTTTGAACAGTACCAGCGTTACCTTCACCTCCTTCAGAATTTGTAGTTCTGACCTGTATGTTCATCGCATCTCTGTACTGACCATTGGGAACAATTCTCTCATCGAGATCTTTGTTCATCTTACCAGAAGAAAAATCTTTTTTAATTTGTGGCATAATATTATTTTATTTGTTTACTCATACCTTTTAGTATTTGAGTAAATTCTTCTATTTTAATATTAGATAATCTTATTTTTGCTTTTCTTGTTTCAGCAAATCTTTCTCTTTTAAATCTCATTAAAAGACCATCTGGTATACCTGTTCTACAAGATAACAAACCGTATGCTATCCACTTATAACAAGCTTCTTCACAAAACTTATGTATCACCATTTCTTCATCTGTACCTAAACTATCACTAATGTAATCAAGTACGATTGTTTTATTTACAGCACTAGAACTAAAATGTATATAACCTCTTTGATAATCTATATAAAACGAACCGTGTTGATGAGCGTGTTGTGGATCAAGACCGTATCTTCTACCTCTATTTTCATGTTCAACATCTGAAGCGTCTGTAGAAGTTGTTGTTTGTTCTGTATGACTATTATCTTTGTATTTTGTCCAAGTAGTACTATCTCCATGTATATATGGATCACCATCACCAGTATTTAAGTCGTCATTTACTCCATCATTATTAACATCATCAAAGGTATAAGAACCGTCTGCATTTTGGCTTATTTTAAAAGGATTAGAAGTTTTACCAGTTGGATATAAATTCTTTTTTATACCATCCTCACCAACCATAGTTAACTTAACATAGTTAACATAATCATGAGGTAATGGCATTTTTAGTGTATTAGGAACTACTATTTCTTGAGATTTAACAGACCTTAAAACATCATATGTTAATTCTTGAGCAGCTCTCATTGCATGAAACTGAACATCAGTTCTATTTACTTTAGCTAACACCTTACCTTCGCCAACGTAAGCAAACATAAAAGCGTTTATAATATTTTCAAGAGTAACAAATTGGTAGTTACCAAGATCATTGCCATTGTAGTATTCAGATTGAGTTTGATTATCTAATAGTCCCATATTTAGTCATTTTGTGATTGTTTGATTGCAGCTTCCATACCACCTCCATATTGAACTACATCTGGCTTCATTATAACTACACCCGATAATGCTAGTATTTTTGCAACTAAAATTTCTTCCTCTGATTTGTGTAGTGAAAAATCTACCGAACCAGTAGAGTTATATAAAGCAGATCCTTGAACAACTACGTAGTTCCAATTTGGTTTTGTTGGGGTTTTATAGTAATTAAGAGTTATCTCTATATCTGTTATTGGAGTTGGATAAATATTAAATTTACTATCACTTATACCTCTTTCAAAAACCCTTCTTTTATGTGTAGCTTTTGTTAAAGGATTATTCTCAGAATATATTATTTCATCTGTTGACATTTCTACAATAGGTAGATTATCACAAGTTACATTTTTTATTCTATATATTGAGGTTGTTAAATTAAAATAAGTTTGACCAGATGGAACACTTATTGTTTGTGAAGCTATAAATGGATGTAGTTTTTCTTGTAGCATTTCCATTTCATCACCATATGATATATTTGTTTTTGGTTTTAAATCAACCGTTTTAAAATCATGAAAATATCCATTATATATTTCCATTTGAGCTTTATCAGCTAATAAATTAAACTCTTGAGGCGTTATATAACCTCTTTGTTCTTTATTAGCCATTGCTAAAACTTTTTGATATACTGTATCTACGCTTACTGACATTTTTATTTATTGTTATATGGAAACTTATTATTCAACCACTCTTTACGTTTATTACAACCACAGTCTTTTTTACCAACAGCACCCATTGATAGTTCTACCAACGATTTTATACCAGTTGCTTTTGTAAATTTTTCAATTGAATCACCTAAACCTTTTGAACTCATAATATAATATATTTTACTAGTATATAGTTACATAATAAAGCGGAAGGTTAGCCCCTAAATAAAAATAGCCACCCGTAATGAGTGGCTATTTAAACTAGTTAAATTATATTAACCTAACCTTTTTTCAATATTAGAATATATTTCAACACCTTCATCTGTTTTAAACCAAGCAGCTAAAGCTGAATATGGATGTTCATCAAATGGTATTGTCATAATCTTTCTACCATTAGAAGCCCAAGTAAAATATCTTTGATCTTGAGATAACGACAGTATTCCAGCTTCAACAGCTTTAATACCAAAGTTTCTAAGCTGAACATTATCATCAGCAGCTAATTCTAAGAACAGTTTTGGGTTTCTTTTAGCAAATAGCAAGAAATCTCTTCTAAGTTCCTTAGAACTCATATTACTAACATCAGATCCAACTTCTGCTCTCATAATAGCTTCAGCCATATCAATATCCATGTCTTTAGCTATTTTCAAAGCTTCAATTTCAAACTCTAACCAATCTAATTGATTCTCAGCTATAGCAATAGGCTTGTACTCGTAAAACAATTGACCGTTATGAGGATGATATAGTGATAATAGTTTTTGTAAAGTTACTTTTGATTTTTCAACGTGAAGAGCACCATTTCTAAAAACAATATGCTCTAGTCTTTGATCGCCTTTCATTTCGTCAACAAAAGGGGTTTTTTGATTTTGACAATATTTAAGTTCTCTTTCGTAACCTAATTTTTCATCAAAGTAATAAATGTTAGAAGATCTAATAGTGTATGTTAAAGGTTTTTTACGTCCTTTTAAATAATAAACTCTATCTTTTATTTCCCAATCTGGTTTTTTTGATTCTTTTTTAACTATCGGTTTTTGTGCAACCGTTTGTTGAACTACAGGTTCTTCAACCGTAGTTGTTTCTTTTTTCTTTGCCATAATATAATATAATAAAAATTAATAAAAAATATAAGGGCGATACGTGACCGCCCTTATAAATAAATGATTTACTTCATTAACATAAAGTTGTTTGCACCTTGAGTGATTAAACATCTTTCAGTTAAGAAATGAATCTGCATTGCATCAAGTGCTGATGTAGCAGCTCCAACAGAACCAGTTGTCCAAGTTTTCATTCTTCGATCATCTGTTTGTGAAGCTCTATATCTAACGTGTAAGAACGGACGTTTTAGGTTTTTACCTAAAGCTTGATCATACACAGTAGATGTACCAGCTGGAATCATAATACCTCTAATAGCGTTTGCTGCATTAGCAGTATTAATACTTCCTCTTGTAGCTTTGTCATTTAAGTATCTGAAGTCAGATTTGTAGAAATCATATGAACCTCTTCGGAAACCTGAGAAACCTAAATTTAATGCCATATCTTCGTCGTTGTCAAATACTCCGTAAGAAGTACCTCCAGCTCCGTAAGAATTCATTGAAGCTAACATATCGTCCATAGCTAAACTAACGTCACGATTAACAAACATCATGTACTCTTCAATAGCACCTTGTTTGTCAAATTCTTTTAGTATAGCATCGAACTCAGCTAAATCAGTAGCAGCATTAACACCAGTAACACCAGTAGTAATATTACCTCTTGATTCAACAGCAGCAAATAAACCTTCAGTACCAACAGCATCTCCAGTGTCTGATCCGTATAAAGACTCATCAACTACAGTTTCAGCTGTAGCATCTAAACCTTTTTCAGCTTCAAGCATTGCCATTTCTAAATAATCATTAAATCTAGATCTTGTGTCAGCTTCTGCTTTTAAATACCAGTAATAACCTCCTTGACCAGACTCACCAGTTACTTCAACCCAACCTATTCGACCAGTATCAGAACCAGATACTTCAAAGTAATCTTTCATGATAATTGGCTTATTAGTAAAAGTTGTGAAAGCTGGTTCATTAGCTCCTCTTGAATCTTCAGTATTAAAAGTACCATCTGACTTATTATATCTAGTTCCTTTTCCATATTCAGAACCATAAACTAGTATAGTACAGTCTTTGTTACCGTTAGTACCAGTAGCGTGAGTTATCACATTAGCTCCATATGGAGATATAGTAATAGTATCAGTAGATATAGACTTAACTAATGCTTTAACAACCTCTACTGAGTTTGCTATAATAACAGTGTCATTAACTCTAATTCCATGACCACCAGATGTTGCTGATGAAATACCAGAAGCGTTATACTTAGCCTCATCAATATCACCTTGTATTAAAACTGTAGTTGTTGATGCAGTTTTACCTACATAAGATAAGTGTAGTCTACCTTGTTCTGACCATATAACTTGATCTGAACTCATAGCCTCTTCTGCACCAACTTTTTCTAAAAAACCTGAAATTGTTCGTTGACCAAAAACTTCAGCTTCTTTTTCCATTAAGTCGGGCAGGTATTGCTGAGCCCAACCTTTTGTGTCTGCGCTCGTAAAATCGATGTAATTTGATTGTAACGTTACCGCTTTAGCAGCTGGAACGCTATTTAACAAACCACCGGGATTTGAAATTGCCATAATTAATTTATTTTAAGTTATTTTTTTCTTTTTATTTTAAACTTGAAATCATTTGCAGAATCACCAATGGCTCTAACTTTAATACCACCAACCTCAGTTTCACCATGAGTTTGTCTAGGGTCTAAATTAATATTTTTATCTTTAGCTATAGTTTCTTTAATTGCATCTGCTTTACCTTGCTCGTAAAAATGTTTTGCAATAGTGTCAGCATTCATAGCTGTAAATAAAGACTTATGATAACCACTAGCGTCATCAAGTGAGGTATTGTCTTTGTTAGCAAACTTTTGAACAAAGTTAGATAAATCACTTTGATTTAATTTAACCTTGTCAACATCTTTAACTTGAAATCTGAATTTTTTATCTCCAACTTGATAATCAAAACCTTTGAAATCTTCATTGAAAACATCTTCAGTTTTCTTTAAAAATGTTTCTTTATTTAATTGTGTTAACTGATTTTTTTCTGCACTTTCTTTCTGATAATTGTTGTAGAAATTAATAGCTTCAATTTGTTTATCTGTTAGATTAACACCACCTTTAATTTCTTCATAGTATTTAGACTTTTGCCCGTCTAAGTGGGCTCTAGCCTCGGCAACTTGCTCTTTGAGGGCTATTTTCTTTTTACGTATTTCTTTAGCATCTTCTTCTTCTTCATTATAACCAAACTGCTCTTGTAATAAAAAGCTTCTTTCTTCTGGTGTTAAATGAGACTTTGTGTTTCTATAATACTCGTCTAATACGTCAGAGTCATCTAGTTTAGATATATCTCTGTTTAAGTTAACGTAATCGTTCAAATCACCTCCAGTTTCCTTCATAAACGCGGCTACTTTTTGTAGCTTTTCTGGTAGTTCATACTTAACCTCTTTTGGTATTTCAACCTTAGGCACGTTTAAAGGAGGTGGCTCGTTTGTAACATCTTGCAATGTTGGAGCTTCTTCTTGTTTATTCTCAACCTCTTCTTTTTTAGGTTCTTCATTGATTACGACCACGTCTTCGTCAACGGGTTGCTTTTCAACCTCTTCGTTTTTCGTAGGTGGATTTGATAAATCAACTTTAGTAACATTACTTTTAAGTTCTTTAGCTTTCTTTTTTAAGTCAACTTTAGTAACGTTGGGTTTCTTAGGTTCTTCAACCTTAGTCTCTTCGACTTTTTTATTTTCTTCTGCCATAATAAAATTTTATAAAATATTAAAAATAAGGATTAAAACCGGTCCATACCAGCATCCCCTGTAACTATATCATTACCTGACGACTCAAATCTTTTAACGGATTTAGCCGAATTTCTTTGTTGATCAACTCTTCTTTGGTTGTCCATCTTCATCATCTCTCTATTATTTCTACCCTTTTCTTTCATTGCCTCAAGACTAGCTGTGTTTTGTAAATCCATTTGTTTGTTTTGACTTGACAAGTTGAATTCAAAAGCCATTAGCTCTTTTTTAATTTTAGCTTCTTCTTGTAAATATTGTATTTTAAGAGTGTTTTTAGTTCTCTCAACCTCTGACTCAATTCTTGCTGCAGCCTCATTCTTTTGCATTTCAGCTTGAGCGGCAACTTGTTGAGCTTGACCATTAGCTTGAGCTTGAGCCTGCATGTTCCTTTCTGCCACTTGTTGATCTCTAAGTTGTTTAGATTTTCTTTTTATTTTTAGTAGTTGGTTAGCTAGTTTTATATTTTTAACTTCTCTAACATCAATAGCGTCATCAAGATCTATTAACTTTTGACCTAATGCTACTTGTATGTTTTGTTCTAATACAGCCTTTTCTTCTTCGTCTGGCATCAACTCTATAAATATACCAAAATCATATAAGTGTAATTCTGACATTTCTTTTAAAGTAGCAACATTGTGAGCACCTATAGCTCTAACAAAAGCTTGTCTTGTTGGAGAGTATTCTACTATATCAGCTATCCTTAATGATAAATTTTCTGCAGATTCAGCTGTTAAAAATAACATTGATTGCAATATGTGTCTTGTCGCTGTATTAGAGTTTGCTGCCGCTAGTTTTTGTACACCAACCAAAGCGTTTTTATCTGGCATACTACCATCTCTAGCTTCATTTAGTCCGGTTACATCACGTATCATTTGTAAGTAATAATTATAAGTTTGTATTAAACTTTGTATTTTATTACTACCAGCTCCATTTTGTATTTGTTGTATTGGTATCTTACCAGGATTCATTTCACCTTCAGATGTAAAGCTTCTACCAATAACACTACCAGTTTGGAAGAACATGTTTAAAGCTTCTTGTGGATTATAGTTTGTTCCATTACCTAAATCTATTTCAGCTAAACCGTCAGCATCTAAATATACACCATCTGGAACCATACGTGCCATCACTTGTTGTAACTTCAAATGTGTAAGCTGTATCATATCAGCAAAACCTGTTACTCTACCAACAAGTGATTCTATCCTACCTTCATACATACGTGGCGCAACTATTTGGTAGTTCATTTTGACTTTATTAAAGTTTGATTTTGTTCTCATCATATTTTGAGCCATATTCCACTTTAATAATTTTTCAGAACCTATAACATAAACGCCTTCAAATAAAACTTCTGTTACTCTTTCTAGTTTTTCAAAATTACCTTCTTTTTGTTTATCAGCCGGTGGATTAAAACCTTGATCTTTTTCTATAACCTTTTCACCACCTGATCCACTAGTTTTTAATTTGTATATATCATGAGTGTGAGTTTTATAATTAAAGTATAAAACACTAACTTGATTTTTATCATAGTGATTATTACCCATAACAGGATCATGAGAATAATCAGATATTTCTTTTATATCTTCTTCTGTTAAGTCTGGAAACTGTCTATACAATTCATTTATTGGTATTCTTTTTACCTCACCAACGTAGTATATATCATCAAAATATGGCGAATCAGTATGCGACCAAACCATATCAGCTGGATCTACATATTCAACTTTAGCTCCATCAGCCCAATCAAAAGTAGTTTTAACAGCACCTATACCTATAGTTGTTAAATCATACAAACATCTTCTTCTAGTTAAATCATAATTACTACCTTCAAACAAAACATTTAAAGCTTGTTCTTCAGCTAACTCAACAGCTTGTTTGTAACTTAGCTGCATGTGTAGTTGTAATTCTTCTTCTGAGTCAGGTAATCTTTCTGGAGGTGTTTCATATAGATCAAAGTTAAACATTTGTTTAACAGCATCATTGTAACTTCTTGACATCATATCACGCATCAAAGCTTGCATGTACTCTGTTCTTTTACTTACACCATACTTATCTTGAGAATAACAATTTATCTCATAAGATCTTTGAGCCATACCATTTACAACAATATCTACAAACTTGGGTATTATAGGTACAGGCTTCCAGTCTAAGTTTAAGTAAGATAAATCACCGTTAATAGATAATTCATTTTTGTATTTCTCAATAGATTGTTCACCTCTAGCGTACAATCTTAACTTTCTAAACTCATTTAAATTGCCAGCGTATTTATTTGTACTATCTGAAAACCACTCTTGTCTAATAGCTTTTGCAACTTTTTCACCGTATTCAAATGATAACTTTTCTTTATCGCTAACGGCTTGATTTGGAAAATTAACATAAGTATTTCTCATATCTCTTGTTTTATTATTCTTGATGTTATTCCTTTGTTATTATATTTCGATATATTTAAATTTAACGAACTTTTTTCTTGTTTTGGATTTGGTCTATACAAATGTCTATTACAAGCCATTATTGCTAGACCAGAACTTATTGAAGCATCAAACTTAGTTCTTTTTGTTATATCAAATTTAGACCAATCATTTAAAGTACCGTTGAAATACATTGTACCATAAGTACCATCTTCAATTAAACCAACATGGTCATTAATATATGTTTCTATAGCAGCTGCATGAGCCTGCTTTATATCTTCACTTGAGTTTGGTATTCCACCAACTTCTTTTTCTGCAACTGATAACTTGTTCCAAACTTTATCAGGTCTATTCATACTAAAACCTCTATATCCTCTTCTACGTAAATAGTATAATAATCTAGGTTTATTATTTTCAGCTAATATTGGCATACCATAAAATACTAACGCCATCAAAACGTCTTCAAAAAATATATCTGCTGTTTGTGGTCTAGCTATATATTCTAAAAAAAACGTATTAGCTGGAGCGTCTTCCATTGAAAACTTAGTCAACCCGTGTAACGCTCCTTTAGATCCAGTACCATCTACTGTACCCGATATATCATACGAGTCACAACCAAACGCTCCCATGTGTTCATTACCAGGATATTTATTATTATTTTTTAAAATAATATTATTTTGCATATTATAATTTGGAATCCAACTAACATTAAACCTTCCGTTAGGATCTGGACTAAAAAATACTTTTGTATCTTTAACTCCGTTAGACCATTGAAAATTACCTTTTGTTAATACCGATGAGTTTCTATTTCCTTCATTATAATCTATTTGCTCATATATCTTGACTAAATTAAACAAGCTGTTTTTAGTTTCGTCTCTAAACGCGTGCTCTTCAGTTCTAGGAAACTGACGATAAAACTCATTTAAAGCGTCTTGATCATCTTTTAATCCTTCAGCTTCATTTTCCCAATGATCTATTACGCCGTAATCTATTTCTATTCCATGTGGATCAAATGTGGGTTGTTCAGGATTATTAAAAACGGGTTGTCCGTATTTATCAATGAATCCTTCGTAATTCCATTCCATAGGAATAAACAAAGAATATAATCCAGACTTAGTTTGTCCGTTTCTGTTTCGTTTATTAACGTCTGAGTTTGCATATAAGTTTTTAAAATTATCACCACCTTTATCCAACGCATTACTTGTACTACCCATCATACATTTACCTATAATCCTACTACCTAATCGTAAACAAGTTTTTGTAACCCTCCAATTGTTTTTTATATTATCAGGTCTTTCCCACTTACCGCTTTCATCATGTACTAATAAAGAAAGTTTTTCACCATCATAACTATTATCACCCGTATTCTTCCAATCTATAGTTGTATCAAGACCTTGCATATCGTCTTGTTCTTCACGTTCCCTCATTTTCCTACGAGTAAACTTTTTTGCTGGTACTCTATATGCCAACTCTGATTTTGGTCTATCCATACCATCTTGTATAGGTTTAAAAAAGAAAGGATAGTTTAAACTTATAGGCACTACTTTGTCAGTAAACATTTTTTTCGCATCAGCACCAGTCTTAGATAATATACCAAATCTACTATCACTTGCGAGAGTTGCTAAGTTTACTGTTTCAGCTGAACTCATAAATGAAAAACCTGATCGTCGATTTTTTAAATAGCACATACCATAACATCTTCTATCAGCTTTACAAGCTTCCCAAAATATATAAAACAACCTGTTTGACTCTCTATAGTCTGGAGCCCCAACATCTATTTTACTCCACTGTAGATACATATAGTGTGTTCCTGTTATGTAAGTTGGTTTACCATTATTCATAAACCAAAAACCTTCTTCTCTTCTTTTAAACTCTTGGTCAATATATCCATAATGTTTTTCTTTAAAATCATCTGGATATTCTTGCCAGTCAAATACAGTTTTAATTCTTTTAAAATCAGGATTAGCATCAAATCTATTCCATAACTGAGCGACTTTATTTTCACTACAAGAATAAATTTCTTTAGGTTGTTTAGGTAAAGCTATTTTCAAACCTTGTATTTCAAGTATCTCACCTATCATACCAGTCTTTGATATCACAACAATATCATTTTCTTTGTTGTATCCATACCCCCACTTTTTAGATTTATTTAACCTTTTTAAAGTGTTTAATCTTACTGGTTCTACTATTTTATATAAATTTTGCTCGTACTTCATCTTGATCTACCTTCTGCAAAACCTTTAAATTTATTTTCTTTTTTTTCTTCAACCGGTTTATTTTCTAACATGTTCTCTTCTTCATGTATACGGTTTAATATTTCAAAAGCATCAAATATAGCTAGCTTCTTTGTAGCTGCAGCATTTTTTAATCTATCAGCTGATATATCATCGTCTGAATCAACTATAGCTTCTTTAGCTACTTTAATCAATTCTTCTACAGCTTTATGCCCAGCTTGGATTATATTCTTTTTCGTGTCCTTGATATTCATATTTAATTGTAATAAATTTATTTAACACCCTGTATAATCTTTGATTGTCTATAATAAACTCGTATTCGCTACTAGGTGTAAATCCAACTAATGTATTTTTAACAAAAGTTCCATCAGTATATTTTACAATACCAACCAATGGTTGTTCTTTTTCTTGAGTAATTTTATCATTAGACTCTACTGGTTGAACAAAACAATAACCAGGTGTAGCTTTTTTATTATATAAAAAAATTTGATCTTCTGATATTATATATTTATCTTCTTTCCAATAAGATCTACTATTACGCTCTCTACCCTTAACATCATGCCACCTTCTAAATATATTATGATGTACTATTACTTCATCACCCACTTTAATGGGTGATGGAAATAACATTGGAGTAGCGATTACTTTTGCTTTTCTATTTACAAAATGATGATTAAAAATTTCAGTATTAAGTATTAAATTTTTATCACCAACTTTTTTAGAATTATTATATCTTTCACCTATTGGAGATATTATAAAATCTTTATAAGCTTTCATTAATACTCTAAGTTGTACTCAACTGATATCGCCATGTTTTTGTTAAAGTCTTTCCAAGGTATAACAACCTTGTCTTTTCTAATATATATAGAGTACTTATCATCTTCCTCTATTATATCACAAATTTTATGACCACCGTAAACGTCTTGATCTACAGCATAGTGCATTGAGTCGTTCTTATAATCTTTACCTATTGTAATTTTTCTTATAATATTATCCTTCATTTTCATCTTTCTTAGATTCAGGCCAATTTATAGTACCGTCATGAATGTTGACGTCATAAGAACCATATTCTCTAAGTAAAGTATCTTGAAGAGCACTAACACCATCTTGCTGTTTAGCTAGTTCTTTTAAAGCGGAGTGTTTTTGTATCTCCATCTTACCTATATTAAATTGTATTGAATTTATCGTGTTTACTAAATTTTGCATTTCTTTTAAATGCTTGTCGTGTATTTTTACAGCTTTTTCAGTTTTAACTGTAAGTTCTTTTTGTTTTGCCATTTTTATTTTATTTTATTTTATTTAATTAATTAACAATTTGTTCTAGTTAGCACTACTCCAACAGTATTTAACTCTATGGTAACACTTCCTCTAGCTGATGTTATTTTATAAAAACCAGCAGTCATCTTATTATTAGTGAAAGCTCTTGGTTCTGAATAAACTATATCGTTAACAACTGGTATGACGGCAGTCCCATCATGAAAAAATGTGTTAGTAGTAACATCACTAACAGCACAAGCGTCTGTGTGATTGTTTCGCATAATACCACATCTAAACAACGTAAGATTTGCTCCATCAGCAACCTCTTTATTTCTTCTTTTAATTAAAGCTTTTGATTTACCTTTAGCCTTACCAACACTCATGTTATTACCTAGTCCCATTAGAATCCAAAGTAACAGATTATACCACCGCCTGTAACAGCAGCATTTAAAGAAACAATCGTCCACCTACCGTATATAGTTAAGCCGGCTGGAAATGTTGTTGCAGTTAAAACAGCCTCTCCATTACCACTAGTATTAGCATTATCTATACCAAAATAAGTGTTACTAGTTTCCGTGCCACTATATACCACTGAATTACTAGTATCGCAAGTTAGTTTGTCAAATGCCATATTATCACCCACCATTGTTATAGCTACAATAACCATGCCGTCTGGTGGAGTTATATCTTCACCATGATCAGCAGTCATAAATACACTACCTAATTGTCCAAAATCATAAGATGTTGCTGTTGAATTTATTCCCATTTTATTTTTTATTTATTTGTTCATTTTTTTTTGACGATCCTCCAAAGAAGAAGTCGACAACTGTATTAACTTTAGCGCTCATAGCACCGAATATCGTTGAGATGAAACTAATTTCAAACTCACCTAAGTCTATGTCTTTCATTACAAAAACTTTAAACATCATAAAACTTAGTCCAAAGTACGCAGCAGTAAATAACGTTGCAAGTACTTTTTGAATAAACGCGTCGTCTTTGTACATATCTCTAGCGCTCTTTCTGTCTTCGACTTCTTTCGCGAAGGCTTCTTTTTCAGCTTCAAGTAATAATCCTTTGAGAGCGAGCTTAGCTTCATCTCTCTCTTTGTCTGTTGTAATAACCTTATCAAGTATTCCTTCTGCATTGTTAACTACTTTACTGAATAAACTTCCAATTACATTTCCTATCATCGTTCATTATCTTTTATCATATCATCGATAGACTTATTCATTACCTTATCGGTGTATGATTTGTTATTAAAAAAAACACTCTTTTCTGATGTTGGTAAATCTTCTTCACCTAAGAGTATTCTATATATTCTACTTATTAAGTGCGAACACTTAAAGGAGGTTTTGAATACAGAGTATTTGATGGTTGTTCTGTTTCTGTGTCTCCATGCTTCGATCCAACCATTCCTCCTTAATTTTTCCCAACGATTCTTATCCCAACTCATTGTGTAAGTACCGTCGATAAATTCTTGACGCGTAAATCTTTTTTTACAGTCTAAATAAATTAATAATTCAAGATCAGCGTCTGTTAACCCGTAAGTTTTACAGGCCCATTTTCTAACGAGCCTGTAATACTTAAGGATTTGTAAGTCACGTAAATCATGACTTGTTAATCTCATCTAACTATTAGTTATCTGGATTAGTGTCATCATCAGCTGTTTTTATGATTACTGCTGAAATGTCACTGTGAATAAATTTACTGTTGTTCATGTCGGCTATAACAATCATAGGATTGTTTATCGCATTAGCGCTAGCAATAGCACCACATATAGCTTCAGCAACTTCTTTATATTTACCTGAAGTGTAAGTTAGCTCAACGTAGTTCTTTGTAGAATCTGCGTCTGTACCTTCTAAAATTCTAGGATTTTTAAAATAAAGGTTGCAAGTTCCAGCTGCTGTAGCATTTATACCTATAACAGCATCAGCTGGTATAACCATATTATCAGCTGCAGCATCAGCACCACCAGCGTCTGCAAAATATAAAAATTTTTTCATTATTTAAATTTTTAAGATTAATAATTAATTGATTTTGATTCTAAGTTTATTGTTTATGGTTTATAGTTTATGTATAATCTACTTTAATAGTAATTACACGTTTTTACTAAATAGTAATTATTCTACTATAACTATATCTCTAGCCCTTATAACTCGATACATATCATCATTATAAGCTATATCATGACCAGCAATACCATCATAATAAACACTATCACCTTTTTTAACAATAGGTACATCATTACCTACAGATATAATGTTTGCTTTTCTATATCTATTAGTCTCATCTGTTTTGTCAGTTAGTATTAAGCCACCAACCTTCTTTGGACCTTCTTTTTTCTTATCTACTATTACGTAATCGTTAACTGCTTGCATTTTCTACTCTTATATTTGAAATTACACAATCTGCTGACATCACAGTTAAAGCTACACTCACAGCATTTTTAAGTGCAGATTTAGTTACAAGTACTGGATCGATAATACCTTCGTCAATCATTTTAACAAACTTACCGTTTACAACATTGCAGCCATAACCCTCTTTCATGTTAAGATTAAGTTTTAATCCGGCATTGTCCATTATAGTTTCAAATGGTGCAGATAAAGCATTTAACAATACCTTACCAGCATCGCTGGTCGAAATTTTTTGAGAAGCATTTAACAGTGCTATACCACCTCCTGGTACAATACCTTCTTGCAACGCAGCTTTAGTAGCGTATATAGCATCTTCAACTCGATCTTTCTTTTCTTTAAGTTCTACTTTAGAATTAGCACCAACCTTTATAACACCAACACTACCAGATAACATAGCTAGTCTATCTTCTAGTTTCTTTTTAATAAAACCGTTTTGCTCTTCAGCTAAATGTTTATTTAACTCATCTATTCTATCTTCAATACCATCGGTCATACCTTCTAGTGTTAATATGGTTTGTTTATCATCTGTTACAGAAAACTCAGCTTCACCTAAATGTTCAGGCTTCATTAAATCTAAATCATCACCAAGCTCTTCATTTAATACTGTAGCACCTGTTAGTATGGCTAAATCTTCTGTAGCGTCCTTTTTAGTAGGACCAAAGCCAGGTAAATCAATAATGTTTACTTTAATATTACCTTTAACCTTGTTCATCATCAGCGCCGACTTTACCTGCTGTGCTACTGGTGCTACAATTAGTAAAGATCGGTTTGATTTTATAACGTGTTCTAATATCTTTTGTATTTTACGTACGTTAGGTATTTCAGATGAACATACAAGTATTAATGGTTTATCTAGCTCACATGATTGTTTTTCAGTATTAGTTACAAAATGAGGGGATGTTAAACCACATTCTACTTTAACACCATCTACGATGTCAACATATGTTTCATCTGATTCACTTTCTTCCATTAATACTACACCTTGATCACCAACCTTGTCATAAGCTTCAGCTATAATAGCACCCAGCTCTTCATCGTTGTTACAAGATATAGCACTAACAGATTTTAGCATATCACCTTTAACTTCAGTAGCTATATTATTTAAATAGCTAATGACACTATCTAGTGTTTCGTTTACTCCATCTTTTATTTCTCTGATTGTAAGACCATCTGCGACCGCAGTGTCTACTTGTTTGATTATTGCTTCAGCTAATACTGTAGCAGTTGTTGTACCATCACCAGCATCTTTAACTGTATTTCTGGCAGCTTCTTTTATGAGTGTTGCACCCATGTTTTCAACCGGATCATATAAGACTACGCTTTCCGCTACGGTTACACCATCTTTTGTTATGACCGGCTTGCCACGTCCGTCTTCGTAGATAACACATTTACCTGACGCTCCTAATGTGGATTTAACGGCTTGGGCTAGTTTATTTACTCCTGTGACAACCTTATCTTTAGCTTCACTACCAAAGTTAAGATCCTTCACCAATTCACTTGGTAAGTTATATTCCATAATTTATTTGATTTAATTTAATTTAATTGTATTCAACGCTTAAGCGTCGTCTCCTTCTATTCTTTCTTTCATTCTTTCAAAGGCCATACCAGCACCTAACATTCCACCAGTAGCTCCTAATATAGAACCTCCTTGACCCATTAGTTTTTTTAATCTCTCTGCTTTTTTCTGTGCTTGACTTCTAGCATCCCCATCTTGCGATTCTCTTTCTTCACAAGCTTCACAGGCATCAACCATTTGACCTTCACCTCCTTCACCACTACCATCATTAACACCCTCAAACTTTAAAACTTGATCACCTCTTAAAGCTCTAACACCCATAGATATAGGATTGTTTCTAGCAACATTACCTACTGTTCTTGCTATATTTCTAAAACTACCAAAAAGTTTCATTGGTGAGTCTTCAGAAAACTCAACTTCCATATTGCCATCTTTATTAGAAACATTGATATCTTTGCTTTCTGCTTTAATAGCTGACTTTTCCCATGGGTGGTCTGGATGGCCCTCGGGTAATCTACCAGCTGGGCCATCTATAACCTTTTCACCGTCAACGGTTTTTCTTAAGTATATTTTACCTTCCCACTCTACATGGTTATCGCCGTAATTAGCTCTACCATTTTCCATATCTTTTATATGACCGAGTTCGTGAGATAAAGCTTCTTTAAAAGCCTTTGAATTAACAGGAACTGATTTATCTACAAATATAGATCCGTCATTATTAGCTTCAGCTTTTATGCCTTTCTCTAATTTTTTTCTGAATACAGGTGTTTTACCACCAGGTATATTCATTTTACGTCTTTCACTTCCTAATTTAAATGCCATGCTACTTAAAAGTTTTAACTACTTTAGGTCCTTTAATATACTCTAATTTTTTAGAGAAATGCTCAATGCTACTTTCTATAGCTTGTTCAGCTCCCTCTAGTGTTTCTCTTCTGGTTACATCAACCCATTTGTTTTCATCGTTAGGATCATTTACCTCTGTTTGGTAATATCCATTTGGTAGTTGTGTAATTCTCCAGTTCTTTTTATCAGATAAATGCTTCCATTCTGAAATTGTTTTCTCTGATACGTTTGGTTCAGAAGTACGCGTAGTACCTCTATAATAAAAATAAGTCATATTGGTTTTTGTTTTATTGGTTATTAATTAATTGGTTTGGGTTTATCCCATCCATTCTTTCATACGATTAGTTAGGTTTGACTTTTGTCTTGCTGTCCACCCAGCTAATTTGTCTCTATTTTGATAAGCATATTTACCTAGCTTGTACATGTCTCTCGCCATCATTATTTGTCCTACACCTGGTACAAGTCTTGCAGCTCCTTTCAATGCTACTTTAGCTGCTACTTTAGCTGCCGTTTTACCACCTAATTTTTTAGAAGCTTCTTTTACACCCTTTTCAATAGCACCTTGTTGTATATCTCCTTTTACTTTTTCTTTAGCTAGATTTAAGCTATCAGTGGCAACTGTTCTAGCTGCTTCATCTTCTTGTTGTTTTCTGAAAGCTTCTTCTTGCATTTCAGATTCAGACTTTACAACTGGTGCAACTTCTGTCGATGCTATGTCTGCTTGTTTTTGTTCAACAGTCTTTTGCTCTGGCGGTGGTGCTACCTCTTGTTCTTCAGCAACTTTTTCCTCTGGAACTTCCGGTGCACGTCTTTCCTCCGCTTTTTCTTCTGTTGGTAAATCTTCAGCTGGTTGCTCATCTTCTTCGTCTTCAGCTGGTACTTCAGCTGGTATTTCATCTTCTACTGGCTCTGGTGGTGTTGTACCACCAACTTCTTCACCTCTCTCTTCAGCTTGTGTTGTTTCTTCTTTTTCATCATCATCATCTTCTTTTAATGGTGATGCAGCTCCTTCCATACCTCCACCAAGATCTTGACTAAGTTTCTTTTGATATTTATCAAACTTACCTTTTTCTAGTAATCTTTGTGCTTGTTCATTAGAACGAAAGCCTTTATTCATTGGAGTTGTTTCAACAACAGCTATAGTCAGGTTATCCATTGGCTCGCATTGAGCTAATAGACCACCTGACATTTTTGGCTTGTTACCTGATTTTAATTTAAAACCCATGGTTATTACCCTCTATCGAATCTAAAAAATTCTAAAGTTTGACCATTTGCTGTTGCTTGAGCGTATATATCTCCACAGTAATCAAATGGGAAGAAAGCAAATTCACCTGGTAATAACGCAAATGTTCTATGAGAATCAGCATGTGATCTAGTTAAGTCATCTCCTGTATCATCAAAAGCTGGAGCACTTTCACCTTGGTGTAGTATTCCTACGCATATTGTATCAGTTCCTGATGTCATTGTGTTTTTCATATATATGAAACATCCATTTGTACCAGGTACAAACGCTGATTCTAATGCACTACCATCTATTATAGTAGTATTAGCTCCTGTGTTTATTGTAAATATTTCTGACTCAACAGTATCAACTGTTAATGAATCTGTTACAGATAATGACAGGGCAAAACTAAGCGGGCCAGGTAGTGTTGTAGCACTAGCAGCGTTTGATGTTAGTTGTAAAGTTGGTTTTATTGTTGCCATGTTTTTTCTATTTTAAAGCTTTATTAATTATGCGGTCCGGTACCGCTTTTCCATATTGTAGATAATTACATAGTACTTTATATATTTACTCCCCGTATTATAAATATAGGAGTATAGTGTTGCAACTACTATGCCATACCACCCCCTCCCCCTAAAAAGTGCATCCCCCCACCGGGCCCCACCTACGCCCCCGCCCCCGGCCCCAGGCTATACCCCTACCGCCGGCCCCCACCCCATTTATTATACCATCGTCATCGTCGTTTCATTTACACAAATTAACTACTACTATTATTCGATAATATATTTATAATAATAATATAATAAATTAATATACTATGCAGATAATAAATAAAATAACAAAACAAGATGTCACTAAAAAATATAATGACATGATGATTAAAGAGATACTTGAAAGCGGTAGAAAGTATTTCGACAGCGACGGCAATGAAGTCACGCTACAAGATTTAGTATGACAATAGCTTATTACTATATATAACTTATATAGCTAATGTCACACTATAATAATAACAATAATAATTGTGAGCAATGAGAGGTGGCGGAATAACTCCTGCAACAAATTATAGTATAAACAAATAATATACTTTTACAAAACAAATACGAAGTCGTTTAGATAATATAAATGTAACTAAAAATAAATACAATATGGAATTTTTAATTTTTATAACAATGTACTTAATTGTAAGAATAGCAGAGTATTTTGCAAATGTAAAAAACTAATTTCACAATGTAAATACGAACAAGTGTAGATAATAATAATGTAACTAATATATAAAATAAATAATTATGATAAATTCAAAAAGATTTGTAGTGAGACAATCACTAATTGGCAAAGACCAAACAATAAATGTAACTTTCAAAAATGGTAATACAGTAACTTACAATCACGACAAAGTGTTTGCAATAATGAAAGATAGCTTAGAAGCAATGAACTGCTGGGCAAAGTACAAGTCGTACACTGCTACTAACAATATACCTAAAGTATTACGTGATAAAGATATTGCATAATGAAGTTGCGTAACACATTCAACGATGGTAAAAACTTCAGTCACTACGCATTCGTTGTATTCAAAGTAGGTTTAGTAACAACTTACCTGTGTAGTGGCGTGCTAATGTTCGGTGCGTTTTATATGAACGCATCAGAGCACATGCAAGATGTAGGTGTAGAAATAATACACGACATGAAAAAGTTCTACTTTTCAGATGATGAGCGATACTCATTAGATTGTATGAACTGTGATGAAATAGATTAAGTCGGTAAATACCACTGATGAAGTGCTGATTAGTCAGTGGTGACTTGAGACGTAGTTGACTACATTTAGCGTCTTATAAAAAATGCGAATGAGTAATACATAGTAGTGAAGGCGGCTGTAATCCTCTCCGAGTGATGATAATCAAGTGGTTCGAGTCCACAACTACTACACAATATAAATACTAATAGTTAAAGATAATAATAATATGATAGATTTAACAACACTAACACTCGATCAATTACACTTAGTAGCTAATAACCAGCGAATATACAGCGGTAGAGTAAAACAAGAGGTAATTGACGAAATTAAAAAACGTGAGAATAATGCAGAATAATATAGATATAGAAATAATAATGAATAACACTTACGGAGTGTTAACAAACAGGTGTTCTGTAGAAGATATTCTTGAGCAATACGAAGGTGTAGACGCTATGTTTTATGGTAATCCATATGAAATGGAGTACACTGATATTGATGAAGTAATATCTTTCTACGAGAATACTGAAGAATATGAAAAGTGTAGTGAACTAATGCAAGTTAAAAGTAGCATGTATTTAGAAGAACTACTAGATTACAATTTAAATACTAATAGTAAAAGATAATATAATTATGAAAATACGACGAAAAGACATAGTAACACGTAATCCATACTGGAAACTAGCGTCATTCAAGCGTGTTCACAAAAGTAAAAAAACTTATACTAGAAAGAAAAAACACAAAAATCATGAATAAAGTTAAAACAATGGAAGAAGCATATCGAGTATTTGACTTACTCGGTATCAAAGAAGTCACTAAAAAGTGGCAAAAAGCTAACGGCTCTGAAGTATGGGAGTTACCATTTAAAACTATGTACGCTAACGGCTATACAGAAGTAAACAGATTTACTATTTACAGAAGCGGTTATGTACGTAAAATGGTAGTTCACCCTGAAAGTAACGCAAGTTATAGTTGTTATCAACTAAACAAAGTACGCAAAAAAGAGTATTTTGTTAAAGATTATGAGTTTATCGGTGACACTTACGAGACTAAGTGGACAGGTAAGTATCGTAAACAGCACGGTAATGAGCGAATAATGATAGATAATCATAGAGATCGAGTGGTATATTTATGTAATTACATACTAAAAAACTACTACAGAAGTAAAACTGGCGCTGGTTTTTATAGAATTAACGACTATCAAGTAAGCTTAATGCAAAATACTAAGCCAGAGCCACAAGATTTACCGTTTAAATGTGAATCAGAAACATATACTAAAGACTTAACGTTTGAAGAAACAGTAGAGCGTGATAGTTTTATAGATAATAATGAAATTAAAGTAATAATCAACGGTCACCGTTATAATTTAAGTTAAATATGAAAAAAGAATTAACAAAACCAACTGGATTATTTTTAGTAACTAATCCAAATGGAGTACCTGCTAATTTAATTCCTAAAAAATAAAAAGATATGATAGAAAAATTAAAAGATTTAGAACAAGAAGCAATGGATAATCTCGATCCAGAAGTATATGATGCAATAGTATCTAATGTTTTATGCGAAGAAGATCAAGAAATATACCAAAGTGGATATATAGATGGCTTGCAAACAGCTATAAGACTATTAAGTGTAAATGACTCAGAAATGAGCTATACAGTAGAGGTAGACGAAATGTTTGGCGAAGACTACGCAAAAATAGATGATGACGAGGACACAAAATAAATACGATAACTTGTCGATAATATATGTATGAAATGTAAATGTAAAAATATAATACCAGAAGGCCGCTTGCGACTAGGTTTTAAAGTGTGTGTATCATGCTCAACTGTCGAAGCTTACGGTTGTGCTCCAGTCATAAACCACAAGACAGGCAACACCATTCAAATAATGTCGCAAAGAGATGCTAAACGTATAGCAAAACTTACGCGCAGGCGTGGCTATGGTACAATGTTAAAGTAAATATATATGAATAGAATTAAAATACTTAAAAACGGAAACTTAGTAATGACTAAGTCAAATGTAGAAATAACTTATAAACCACATAAAATAGGTGAATTACCAAAAGACTTTGGCTGTAACGAGTACAAAGCACCAAACGGTAAGTGGCGAGATGGTATAAACAATTGGTTTAAATATAAAGGTTTAACTTACGTGCAAGTCACAAATTAAATACGATTGCTAATAGATAATATAATAAAATTAAATAACATGAATAAAGAAGACTTAACAAGAGAAATAGCTAAATTACAATTAGCTTTAGAATCTCACGAAGAGCAAGTAAAAGATTTAAATCACGATTTGAAGATCGCTACACAAAGATTAGAGGATTGTGATAAGCCAAAGTTAACTAGAAAACAATTCGATGAGTTGCATAAAGTTATAGAAAACAGTGTTGATAACTTTGACTTTAATAACGTTGAAAACTATAATGCTGAAATGGGCATGGAATATGACAATAAAGTATACTTAGATTGCATAGAATTTGAAAATCATGCTGATTTATATGAGCAAATTATAAGAGATGTTGAAGATTTATTTGGCGTAGCTGATGAAAGTGACGACAACGACGAAGACCCGTACGCTAATCCCGTACACCCTGAGTAGTTGCCAAGCGAATAATCAGTTAAAATTGCAGGCGAAGGATGTGTAAACTCGACGTATTATCCGAGTTATCTTACCTTCTTGCTGCGTGAGCGTTGGTTGTAATCACCGTGCCCTGTTAGTATTAACGTGGCAAAAATAATGCGCTCAAAACTGCGGGTGAAGGGCGCGTTTTAGACGCTGCAGCTCGCGAGTGGTGCAAACAGTACAAGGTACTAGCCACTCAAAACCGTGAACTAGGTGGTTCAATGTAGGATAAAGCGATTAAAGCAAACTCTAAGGTTCGCGATGGAATAGTAGTTAATTCATGCTATAGAAGTTGAAGGGATAAGGTTTTATGGGACCACACCTACGGTTCACAACAGCTTGAAATGGATTAATTCAATAATGCGTTTAAGTGTATACTTTTACAAGTAATTTATTGAATTATTTACCTGACGAGGTGGGAGGTTCGATTCCTCCCCGAGCTGCTAACCAATAATATGTAATATGACTAATTTAAGAGATGAAATAGCTTACCTAGAATATGGTAAGAAATACGCTGAACTATCAGCTGGAGAACAAAGAGAAGTAGAATATGAGTATAATGATTTAGTAGATCTGCTTGGAGAAGAAATGTAGTCACAAATTAAATACGAATAAAGTAAGATAATATAAACATGAAAACAATATACGATAAACTCAAACCAGATATTCTGGCGAGTATAAAAGCAGATGAAAAAACATATCCATACACAACTAGAGCTCTTATCAAAGAACTTAAAGACTGTTTAGACTGGTCACAGCTGTCAATAGCCGCGTGTAGAACAATAATAATACACTCACATGTAAAACTTATCGACTCGGTTGATATTCAAGATTTATGGTGGGGTGATAAATTTTTAATAAAATAATATGTTACCATTAAAAATAGTATTAATAGCTTATTTAGGCTTGTTTTTATTGGCAACGTTTCAAGTAAAGAAAAAATAATATGGCAACAAGAGCAATGATAAGTATTGCTAAACGTGAAGAAGGAGTATCGTTTAGCGAAATACCAGACAAGACAATTGTGGACATTTACCATCACTGGGATGGTTATCCTGAAGGTTTAGGCGTGAAATTAGCCTCTTATCTTAATGGTTATCACATAGTTAATGGTCTTGGTAGAGAAAACGACAATTTATTTAACGGTATAGGTTGTATGGCCGCTTCAATAGTAGCTGAATTAAAAGATGGTCCAGGTGATGTGTATATAGAACCTAGAAAATCTCATAGTTGGATAGACTACAGTTATTACGTGTGGGGTGATTACTACAAATCTATATGGATTAGTATATTTGACGGTAATGAATGTATATTTGTAGGTAAACCTCAAGCATTACTAGATAAATACAAACTAAATACGACAACTCATGGATAATATAAAAGATGAAAACTTAAAAAAACTAGGAAAGTTTATAGCACAAGAGCTAATAGAACTAGCTAAAGATACTACAAGTACAGACTGGGTAGAAGATAGTATGCGAGACTACACAATAGGTGAGTTAGCACGCTGTGTCACACTACAAAATCTATATCTAGAT